TTGGATATTAATAACTCGAAAAAGAGAACATGCTGATAGATTCGAACGTCAGAGACAAATATATAAATTGTGTGATGAAAAGAAATGAAAAAAAAATTTTTAGAATTTATATACCATTGGTCAAGTAAACTTAACGTTTGGTCGTGGCAGAAATTATACGGTAAAAGAAATGAAAAAAAGTAATAAATACAAGTATATAGAAGGAAAACAGATCACGGATCATGAATCAGGACATCGAATTTATGACATCATTGGTACTAGACTTCCATCTGTTACTACGATATTAGGGCGTACCAAAAATCAACAATTTTTAAAAGACTGGAAGGCCAAAGTTGGAGAACAAGAAGCGGAACGAATCAAAAATCTTAGTAGTAGGCGGGGAACATCCATGCACAAGTTCATCGAGTCTCATGTATCGGGAATTGGTTACGATGATCTTACGCCAATCGGACAAGAGGCGAAGCCCATGGCCAAAAAAATTATTGAAGAAGGTTTACTCCCTGTGGAAGAGTATTACGGCTCGGAAGTCACGTTGCATTATCCTGGGTTATATGCTGGCAGTACTGACTTGGTATGTAATCATAATGGTTTAGATACTATTATCGATTTTAAGCAATCAAATCGCCCGAAGAAATTAGAGTGGATTGAGGATTATTTTTTACAAATCGCCGCGTATTGTATGGCACATGACTATGTTTATCAATCAGAAATTAGACAGGGTATTATAATGATCTGTACTCCTGACCTATATTACCAAGAATTCAAGTTTCAAGACGCTGATTTAAGGTCTTGGAAACATAAATGGTTGAAGAGATTAGATATGTATCACGAATTACAATTCGATGAGAAAGAACAAGTCACATTTGATATAAAGGAGTTTAAAAAACAATTTGAAAAAGCCTAAAGTATTTATAGCTATGCCTTGTTATGATATGATGAAGGTTGAAACATGTGTTTCCATCCTCAACACGTACGCAGTATTAGCTAAGTCTGGGGTTGAGTGTATATTTAAGTCGGTTAAATCTTCTCTAGTAACTCATGCAAGAAATTTATTAACTGCAGGATTCATGGCGTCTGATTATGATTATATGTTATGTGTAGATGCTGATGTAGAGTTTTCTAATGAAAATTCCTTAAGAATGTTAGTGCCTGAAAAAGATATTGTATGTACTCCTTATAGATTAAAAGAAAATCCTTTAAAAACTAAATATCCTGTAGAACATATTGATCCTGATAATATTAAAATACTACCTTTTGATTTAGTGGAGTTAAAGTCTGCTCCGGCTGGCTTAATGTTAATTAATAGATCTGTATTTAGAACGTTGATGGACAAGTATCCTGATAAAAAAATTGAATTTAATAAAGAACACCAAGATAAGATGGATAAAGAGGTAGGATATAAAGGTGCGATAGATAGATACATGTATAATTTTTGGGATACAAGCTTTAAGGATCATGAATGGAAAGGTGAAGATTTAGCCTTCTGTGATTTGGCTCGAAAGTGTAATATTAAGATTTACGGGAATCTCGACTCATGGACCACGCATCATGGATCATGGGGCTTTACAGGCACGTTTGGAGATTCTTTAAAAAAGAAGGAGGATAAATGAAAGAACAAATATATAAAACTTTAATAATGAAATACCAGTATGAGATGGAGGACGCGCTATTAAAAATAGATTATCTCCTAAATGGTACACAACCTGTAATTGTAGAACATACTGACGTCACCGGCGAGATTGATAAGCTGTTACATAAAGTTGCAGACGCTAAAGAGAATATGGCAATATTAAGGCAATATTATGGCACAAATTAGGGCTCGGATTAGGTTCTAGGGCTCGCAAAAACCGATTTACCCCTCGCAGCGCGAGGGGTAAATTAGCGAAAATTTGATCAAGGACCTTGAAATCTGTCCAAAATCCAAAATCTGCGAGGGGTAAATGACTTTTGCGAGGGGTCCGCGAGGGGTAGCGCGAAGGCTAGAAGTGTTGATTTATATAGGCTGCGAAACCTGCGAGGGGTAAATCTGAAAAAAATTTTTTTTTTGAAAATAAAAATAAAATCTGCTTCTACCCCTCGCAGGGCTCGCAGAATTGTGTTATAAGATATTATGCCTAAGAAAAGAAGAAAAGCTGTCGCCTCATTTGGAACTCCCGACATACCTTATCCTAAAGTCAGGGTGGAGTGGATCGATTGTGTGAGTGACTCTGGCTGGGCTACTGATAGGGAGTTTGATAAGATGAGATTAGCAAGACCAATCAATGAAGGTTGGTTATATTCTAAAGATGATAAAGCTATTAAACTTTTTGCTTCTTTTGATCGGGAAGATGATGGTTCTTTTTCTTTTGGTGATCGGACGATGATACCTCGTCAGTGGGTTCGGAAGATTCAGAAGATTTAATTTCTAATGCTTCAGCATCAACAGTCTTTACATTTAACAGAGGCGCGTAGTCGTCTAAAATTTGTTTCATTTTTGCTTCTAGTTGTTCTTCTGTCATCTCCTCTAATTTACCTGTTTTTATTATTTTTCTGTCTATATATAGTCCCGCTGCTTTTCCTCTATTGGCTTCAGCATTTACAGCGCTGGAAAAACTTCCTTTCTTTAAAGCGGCTTCTCTCAACCTAGCTAATTCTGCGACGTGTCCTTCATATGTCACTTCATGTTTTCGAAGTCTTTCTTCTTTTAACTCACCAATATATTTTACTACCAATGGTGAATATCTTGGGTTAGTTAATTCAGATCCTTCCCGCATTGCACGAGCAGGTGAATACCCTGCTGCAACAGCTGCCTCACGTTTAGACATAGGACCATCTGGTCCACCGAATACTAAATGCTCCGCAAATCTCTGTTGCATTTCTGTTAATCTTTTTGGAACTCCCATTAATCCGTTGCCTCTACCTTACAGTCAAAACATGTATCTAAACCTGCGTTGTGGGCTTCCCAAGTGTTAAATCCACCACAAGTACCTTGACACCATTCATCAGGATGGTTCCAAACATCTGCATAAATAGTTTCATCATCATGACCATTTTCTTTCATTTGTTTAGCTCGTTCTATTTTTTCTATTTTTACTTCTAATATACTTGCACGATCTGGATCATCATAGTTCGCGTATACTAGTTCTTTTTTTAGTTTTTCTAAGTTTTGCATAATACTCCTTTATTATGTTTGTTTGGGTTGACAATTTAAGGGAACTATCCTATAAAGTCAAGACATGAAAGATGGACGAGGAGAATTAAAGTGTTTGTAAAACATCTACAGGAATTTTTAGGAAGATTCACAATGGGATCTACTAAGTATCAAGGCAATGCAATTTCAAATGCCAAAATTTATGTTGCTATTGGAGGTCACTTAGAAGAAATTAAAAGAATGGAAGTGCAAGAGCATATGATTATAGGTCAGCCTTCATTACGATTAGTTTTAAGACCTCAAGATGAAAAAAAATTAATTATCCCTGACAAGTTAAGATCTACTCATTACGATGTTAAATGAGTGACGATATTCCCTCCAAAACAGTATGGGCCCAGAGGCTAAATTATATAAAAAACTGCGCAAAGTTTCTAAAGACATTTCTTGGATTAGGATTGAAAACCTTAGTAGTTTGGGGACTCCTGATTTATTGGGCTACAATACTTCTGGCACATTTTTCACTTTAGAACTAAAGTGCACGAAGGGGAATAAAATTAAAATTTCACCACACCAAATTGCGTTTCATAAGACACATCCTAAGAATACATTTATCTTAGTCGAGGCCCTTGGTCAAAGGTCCTCGAAACTTGTTCAATACTTCTTGATCCCTGGTTCACGGATCTCGGAGCTTGTAGCTTGTGGCTTGCAGCCTAAGCTTGCTGCTTGTTGCTTGACGCTTGAAGCTTGTTGCTTGAAACTTCAGAACCTGAACTAGGTTCTGGTTTAGTGGGGCTTGGAGCTTGCTGCTTGAGGCTTGCAGCTTGAAGCTTCTTCCTCTCAGCCCGGAGGGCTGCATAATATTTTGGGTGGTAAAATGTCATTAGTGCTGGCCGTATGATACATTTTTAATTTCAGGATTCCAGCAATTTCTACAATCTTTGCATTCATTGTTTTGAAGAGGCGCTGGACACGTGGCCTGAGCTGTCACCACGGTCGATGTATTTGGCCAGCTGGCAGGTGCTGCCTGGTCCACCATCGGCGCGCTGAATCTAATTACTAAATTGCTTGGCGCTCTGTTTAAATGGTCCTTGATCCACGCTTCACGGGTCGGCATCCAGTGACGCTTCGTTGGCGTTAACCTGCAGACTTCAAAAATTTTGTTTAGATGATCGAGATCCTGGACGTCGCCGCTGTCGTGCCAGCGGAACACTCCCGGCTTCTTGCTGTTGATCAGCTGAGCCATAGCCTTGACCCATGGAGCTGTGTATATTGCCTTCAGTCTCTTGTACTGTGCTTCCTGGACCACCTTAAACACGTAACAGCCCTTCATGGCGTAACAGTTATAACAGACTGAG